TCATCTGGCCGAGCACCGCCGCAGCCACACGCCCATCTTTTCATAATGCATCGAGAAAATGGCGTCTGGCCTTACATGCTTCACGGCATCGTTGACGCCTAAAACGAAAGCGCCCGGCCGAAGCCGGGACGCGATCTCGTAGTCGTCGAGAAGAGACCATGCAGAGCCGCAGACGATAGCCGTTCCAGTCCGCTGGTGCGGGTAGGGCGGTATCGCCTGCGGTTCCATCCGGTCAAGTCGCGTCGGTGAACGTCGCCAGAAGCGTATTGCTCAGGTCGACCGCTTCCGAGCCAGCCGTTTTCACGACGGAGACAACCCGGTGCGAACTGGCTCCGGTGATCACCGCCGTACCCAGCGGCACCTTGGCGAGGTCATCGACCAACGTGCAATCGACGATATCGCCGGTCGTGAACTTCAACACATCAGCTAGAAGGAAGTTGGCAACTGCGACGGATGCCGTCGTGTTGGTGTGGAAAACATGCCAGCGCGCATTACGCGGGCCAATCGTGCCCTCGCGGGACAGTAGGTAGGCAGCAGCGGCCATAGCCGATTACTCCGCAGTTTTGGGTGGGCGCCCAGGCCCACGCCGAGGCTCGGGAGCCTCCAGCATGGACATGGGCGATAGGATGGCACGTCCGTTGTCGGTCCTCCCCGTGACCTCGGCGAACCCGAAGCCGTCAACCACCTTGAAAAGCACGAAGTTGTGATTCCACCCTTCGAGCAGCATGTCCGACGCGAGAAACCGTCCCTCGTCGAAGCACTGAGCCAGGGTAATCCCGTCACTTCGCAGGTCGACCAGCCGGACTTGATTGAAGTCGAATGCCGGCTGGTGGCGATTGAGCAGCTTTGTAGGTTCAGAGATCATGGGAACTCCCGGTTAGGACGAAGGCAACGCGCCTGTTTCGTCGATGGTCCGCTTCACGGCGCCCTCGGTATCGATCACGACAGCACCCATCGACATCCAGTGGTTCACGAAGTGCGCGGCGCGATCGCCGTGCCACGTGATGTCGACGTTGATGTTCTCGTTGATCCCGAGACCGACAGCGGTCTTGTGATACATGAAAATGGACCGGGCATTGGTCGCCTTCGGCACGACGTTCGGAGACGCCATGAAAAAGTTGGTCCTGTTCCACGTCTTGATCGCCTGCCCCATCGCACCGCGATAGGGAAGATCCGGCCCCGTGTAGTCGGAGCTGGCAAACTCGGGGATCACCATGAGCCAATCCCAAAGTCGCGGCGGGCACGGACACCAGACGTTGCCGTCGTCGGGCACGTCGAATGCGTCGAGCGAGCTGCGCATCTCGATCAGGCCATTGCGCACGGTGAGCGCATTGGTGAGCGTGATCGCCGAAGTCGACAGAGCGTCGAGCTTGGCATAGATGATCTCATCCACCTTGCGGCCCAGGGCATAGGCGCCGGCATTGGCGACCGTCTGCCTTTCCGCCGCGCGGGTCTTCAGCTCGTCGAGCTTGTCCACCCAATCGCCCGCATAGTAGTCGACCATGCTGGCGGTCACGGCGTCATACTGCACGCCCATCGTCGGGACAGTGCCGTGTCGCGCCTTGGTAGTCGCAGTTCCCTTGCCGGCGCGCCGGAAGGTCTCGGTCGTGCCGGATGTCTGCTCGACACGCACGGTATTCATGGCTTTCGAGCCCCGCTGCTGAAACGCCTCGTGAACGTCAGCAGTATAGGAAACCTCGAACCATGTGGGGATAGCACCAGAAACGGCCATCTTGTGGCACTCCTGCTAAATGACAGGAGCGATCGATTATCGGCACCATGCCGGTCGACGTTTGGCGCCTTGCCGGGCTTGTCGTCGCAAGTCGCGGGCCTCTCGGTTATCCGCTCGTTGTCCGACCAGTTATCCAACGCTGGCGTTGCTCTTAAGCGGCTGCTGACTCGTCGCCATACAACCGCTTGTAAAGACCATCTACACGCTCAACCATGGCTTTGTCACGCTTTTGGAATTCCGGTGTTGCACGCAGCGCCTTGATTTCATCAGCGATGGCCTGACCGTCGCGCGTCTGCTGGAAGATTGTCCGGCTCTCGCCCGTGTCCCGACCGATCTTCGCGAACAGACGCTTGAACGCGGCAACGTCGCCCAGGCGCTTGTTCCCGAGCGTGGCAGCAAGTTCTTTGCCGCTCATCTTCGTCAAGTCCAGCAGGCTGTCGTCGCCGTACTTTGCCAGAGCCGATAGAGCGATAGCGTCGTTGGCCTCGTAGTCGCCGGCCCACTCACGCCGCAACTCGACCTCGCTGTCGGCCATGGCGTCGCCCACCTCTTTGACCAACGCCGCGTGCTGCTGTTCCATCATCTGCTGGTGCAGGTTGATGGCGAACGACGCCGCAGAGGCCGGCACGCCCAACTCGTGGAACTTGCCGAGCAGCGCTCGAATGCCCTCCATCGTCTGCGGGTCTTCGGCGAGCGACGTTGGAATATCGACCTTGTAGTCGTCCAGCTTGTCGGAGATGCCCATCTCACGCCGCAGCGTGGCTTGATAGGCGGCCTTCTCCTCGTCCGTGGCATCCTTGCCCGGCTTGACGATCGAGCGGCCCAGCCGCTTCTCAGCCTCGCTGTACGCCTTCAGCGTCTCGACGGGCAAGTTGAACTTGTCGGCCGCCTTGCGCAGGTCGTCCGGCAAGCCCTCGCGCCAATCCGCCTGTTCAACGGCCTTCTTCGCGAACTTTCCATCCGGCGCTCGCTCGCCACCCTTTGCCGGTGGCGCCTCTGGTGCCGGCGTTTCCGGGGCCTTGGCCTCGGCAGCAGGAGCTTCGGTAGGTGCCTCAGCCGGTGCAGTGGTCTCTTCAGCCATCAGACGATCCTCGCGTGATCATAGATATAGGTAACTCCTCCATCTTCGTGCGCAACTGCCGTGATCTCGCGCACGATGTCATAAAACAGTTCTCGCTTCGCCTCGGCGCGTTGCAGGATCACGTCGCCCTCGCCTGGGTAAATGACCGTGAACACGCCGGCAAACACCGCCAGCTCAAGCAACACACGCTCGCCATCATCCGTGCCGAATACGCGCTTGAACATGGCCGCACGGTCAGCCGGGCGCAGCGGTGTCTTGTCGTCCTTGCGGGCGCGCAGTGCCTTGTGAACCTCGGCGATCAGCTCGATCATGCAGACAACAACTTCTCTGCCAGCTCGTTCAGCACTTTGACGGAGTGCTTGTGACGATCCGTGTATTTGTCCCCATACCGTTCAAATCCAAGGCTGTCCCTTCCTTTCGCTTCCCATTCAAAGTACCAACCACCAGACCCTAGATAAAAAACCCAATCGCTGCGATCACAGTTCCATACAACATCGGCCTCGATCGCTGGGCCTTGGCTGCTCTCAGGCCACGAAGCTCGTTTGACTGCTTTTCTGATTGTCTCTGATCTTACTGTGGTCATGCCGGATGCACCGTGAAATCCTCGACATAGCGCTCGCCATCCAAGCATCTGACAGCAACGAACCACTCACTGCCGTTCCACTTCAGCTCGATCATGCCTTCAGGCCCTGACTTTTGCGCCATAGCGCGATCGCCTGATGACATAAGTAACCTATCTTTTCTTCGGACAGTCCTTCTCCGGCGTCTCTCAAGCAATCATCGATGTTCCTGAGACTGCCGACTATTCTCTTCCCGCCCTGAAGTTGAACGACGCAATTCATCCTTTGCCACTCGTGGTCATAATACACAGCCACTTCTTCGTCCTTCGTCATGCCGGATGCACCGTGAAATCCTCGACATAGCGCTCGCCATCCAAGCATCGGACAGCAACGCTGAATGGCGGGATCGGTTTTCTTGTCATCCCGCCACCTGCTGCGCCAGAGCCTTCTCAATCGCCGGCTGTGCGCCCGGAAGCTGTGCCGCCTGACCAGCCATGGCAAGCCCGGCCTGCTGCGCCTGCTGCTCGGCCCGCTGGTCGCGAATGCTGATAACGCTGTCCTTCGGATGCAGCCAGTCCGCCGGCCAGCCGAGCGACAGCGGCACGTCGCGGCTGATGTTGTCGAGGTTCCAGTTATCCTTGATGGTCGGGTCGATCTGAAACATCATCGTCATTTCTTCGAGCGCACGGCGAGCGGCCAGCGCCTTGACCTCCTCGATCGCGCGCTGAACCGGGCTTTCAAACTCGAACTCGATCGCTTGCAGCTCCTCCGGTGGCGGCACGAGCGCCCCAGGCGTGCCGGGCGGGCGGCGCAGCATGATATTGGCCACACGCTCGACGTATGGACGATTGAGGCCCGACTTTAATCCCCCGTCGATCGGCGCGAACATGCGGATGAACTGGCTCTTGCGCTCGATGATCTCGGTGGCCGTCATCTGCGGCCCGTCCATCGGCAAAGTCAGCAGGTATTTCAGGAAAATGTCGCCAATGTCGCGGCGCAAACGCTCCTCGATCATCAGCCCCATGTTGCCATCGTTGCGAATGTCCATCCACTGCGCCGGCGCCATGCCGGTCGCGGCAAGCGATGTCGGGTCGTATGGCAGTGTGCCACGCGGCACAATCCGCGATGCTTGCAGGCTACCGTCGTTGGCGATCAGCACGGGCGGGACGGCGCGCAGCGTGCCGCCGCTGACGTTGTGCTTCGAGATGACGTTCAGGCTCTTGATATCCGGCAGCGCGTCGCGGGCAGGGCTCCAGCCGTACTTTTCACCGGCCACCACCAGCCACCTGGGCGCGGCGAACGGCTGCTCCTGAAACCCGCCCTCGGTGATCTTGTGCGCCGTTTTCTCCTCGATGATGCAGTGGCTATAGGCCATGTCCTCCGGCTTGCGGGAGCGCGGATCGCGGTCATAGCGTGGCGCGGTCAACGAGATGAAGCTGTGCCGCTCCCGGCTGTCCTGATCCGTGCGAGCCAGCTTTTGAAGCGTGTCGCTCAGCTTGTTCTCGCCGTACCGTTCAACCGCCTGCCTGATCGTCAAGAGCTGC